TTATGCGAATTGCCATCGGCTGTTGCAGACCGGGCAGCGCAACCAGTTGGCGCAAAGGTGGACGCTATAGACGGAGAGGCACTGTGGGCACCGAAATGGTGCGCCGGGAGGACGCGTAGACGAACTGAACGCCGCTAATAACACGCCAGAAAACGCACCCAGTGCGATTCCGCCCAGCATCTCCTCCCTGGGTGCGAGAGCAGCTCCAGTAACCGCCCCAGCCGACATTCCTTTCAAAAAATGCGAGTCATCGTACGAAGCAATGATTTGAGTTAAATATCCCTGCCAGCGCTCATCTGCCGGGTTGAAGGAAACATAGTGCCTGAAGTGCGGAATGACAATCGACAGAGCGTCGGCTTCTGTGATCGGTTCCAGCACCCAAATATCTTTGTTCGTTTCCGCAGCGATGCCGCCTTCGTGCCCTACCCAGTCACGTGTATGCCGGAGAGCCTCTACATTCGTTCCCAGAAGTATGAAGACGGCGTTCGATTGTCGGATGTCATCCCTGATCCGCGCAGCGTCTGCTGGTCCCTTTGCGATCGCATCGAACTCCTCGAACATACCGCGCACGTTGGTGGCAGCGAACGCGTTCGCGAGCAACGTACGAGATGCGACGTCTTTGGAACTATGAGAGACGAAGATTTGAGCCATACGAGGGCCTCTTCTATAATGCCGGTTTCTGCCAAACTGAGGCTATGGGCGCTTGCCTCTACTGCACCAACGAAGCCAATTCTGTAGAACATCCACTCCCCGCCGCATTCGGTGAATTCAAAGGTGCACCCCTGCTGGTCGATCGAGTTTGCAAGCAGTGCAACAACGCTCGTTTGGGTGTGTTGGACGAACAGCTTGCACGCTGTGGGCCAGAGGCGCTCATGCGGCTCTACTATGGCGTGCGCGGACGCAGCAGGCATAAGGAAATCAATCCTCATTATCGGCGTAGCGCGGGTGGCGCTCGTCTAAAAATGACCTCTTTCGATGCCTCTTTGGGTCTCGATCTCGAATTGGAAATCATTGAAGGAAATCAAGTGAGGCAGTCAAGGCAGATCGTGTTCAGGGAAGTATCTGGATCTGTCAAGCACCTACCGATTCCGGAGGACATGCGAAACCCGGACCAACTCCGCGCAGCCTTCGAAGAGCTTGGTGTGGGGGAGATCGCGGAAGCCCGTGTCTTTTATGATCCCGAAGAAACTACCTGGATTGAGCCCCTGGTGCGAGGCGTATGGCCCAACATCAAATTTGCTGAAGGCGAGCTTGCGGCGACATCGTATCGAGCAGGTGCGACCGTCAGGATAGAGCTGACAGATCGCTATTTTCGCGCGATCGCCAAAATCGGCTTTCACTACTTCCTCACCCAATTTCCCACCTATTCTGGTTCGGAGCCGCAGTTCGGGATGATTCGGGGCTTCATTGCTGATGGCGGACCGGTCTCGCTGGCGAACGAGTTCATTGGAGAACGCCAACATGCACTTATTGGTCAACTCCGTGACGGAGGCCGACCCGACGGCTGGAAGGGGCACATTGTCGCAGCCGAAATCAACGCCCAAGCCTGTCTCGCCCACGTTCAACTATTCGTGTGTGAAGACTTCCCCCCACGCATTTTTACGATCAAGCTTGCTTCGAACGTGGACAACAGCCGGTCGAGCGGCTGCGGTCATCTTTACGCGTATTTTGAGAAAGAGCAGGAAGGCAAGTTTTCGGGCGAGGTTCACTCACTCGATTACGGTTCAGTTCCATTCTCTGCACCACCTCTGAAGCCCGTCGTCGGCGAACCCGATTAATAGCGCCGCGTTGTCGGACGAGGGGCAGGCGCAAAAACCATTCACGGGCCCACCTGAATTGAACCGGAAATGGCTCGAACGTAATGGATGAAATACAACAACGATACGATGTCCGGGCCCCTAATTGGTTCGATTTTATAGCACGGTCAGAGGTGCCCCGCGCCTAGTGCTGTTCTCAGCTCGAAAATATGAAGCGCACCTGCCCGGAATGCGGGAACAAGATGGAAGAGCTGAGCCTGACAGTTTGGGTGTGCCCTGCGGGTTGAAGCATTCACCTGCCGCCCTGCGCATAGGGTTCGTTGGCGTTGGTTCGTGCGTCCGCAATTACCTGCCGATTGATTGCGTTGAAAAAATAACGGAGCGCATCGGGCCAAAGCATCGCCCCATTTACGCCGCCGACCTGTCCCCAATTCCAATCTCCCTTGAGATACAGGAATTCGTAAATAAAGTGCCTCTCCGACGGTTCCACAAACGCGTGTTTGAATGCGGACGGATTGTGTTGCGGGTAATCTGCGTACAGGCTTTCGAGTCGAAGTGCGAGCGGCGTCCAACCGCTCTCCGTGTACCCCCATACGTCACGAAGCCGGTAAAGAGAGACCTCCCCTTGGGCCTTGGGTTTTAGATCGATCACAATGCGATGCTCTTCAGGCTCGGACTCCTCCAGAAGACGCAGGATGTGAGTATCGATGAGATGCCACTCTGGCCCTCCCAGATCGTCAAACACAGCCTTGAGCGGACCATTTTTGCCCGCCAGTCTGATCTCCCGGATCAGTCTGTACTCTCCGGGCTGTGGATCAAAGCTATAAAGCAGAAAGGGCATTTGAGGAAGCCTACCACGCTTGTCCTAGATGTACCGGACCTTGGTCTTGGCCTTGCGGGTGTACGCTTTCACCCGTGTCCCGTTCTTCCGTTTGTACTTGGACACCGCCTGCTTCTTTGTCTTCTTCCCCGTCGCCTTGCCGAGGACAAAAGCCGCTGCGAGTGGCAATAAAGGCATATGGAGCTTATCGGACGCTGACCGCGCAGATTCTATCTTTCTCTGACGGCATACGCTCACTCAAACCCTTGATTTTCGGTGCAGTACCCACCCGTTACCGCTAGGTCTTTCGCCTCGGGCCCGCGTCTCGCTACCGTCGACGTCATGGACACCCCGAAGACGCCACTCGCGCCAGCCTTTGCTGATTACCTCGGATACGTGAGCGTAAAGAAAGCGCACACGACTTACCTGCATTACCGTGAGTCGCTCCGGCAGTTTTGGCGCTCGCTTGGCGGCGGGGTTGACAGCATCGGGCGATTCGTCGGCACAGTAAAGCGGAGCTTCATCGAAGACATCAACCGCCCGGACATTCTCGCCTTCGAAGGCTTTCTACGAACGCAGGGGAACGCCGATCGCACCATACACAACCGTATTCGCGACCTGCGCACATTCATTTCTCACCACGAGCTTCCCTGGCCAATGAAGAAGAAGGACCGCATCGAATATGAAGAGCGAGCCGTGACCGCCTACTCGGAGGGCGAGTTGCGGAGACTCTTTGCTGCCATGACGCAAGAGGAACACGAGCTGTACTATGCGTTCCTGCGCACGGGCTTCCGTGAGCGCGAAATGATGTTCTTGTGTTGGACCGACATCAACTGGGTGGACAGGCTCGTATGGGCCCAAGGCAAGCGCGATCTTGGCTTTCGGATAAAGGACAAGGCCGCACGCGCCGTGCCCGTGCCGGATGATCTGATCCACATGCTCGCCGAGCGCAGGCGGCGGATGCCCAGCGCACGGCTGGTGTTCCCGCGCCAGTCGGACCAGACGAAGCCGAATGGCAAAATGCTGCGCCAATTGAAGGAGATCGCTTTCCGCTCGGGGTTGAATTGTGGGGAGTGTGCCGATCGGAAGGGCCGTTCCTGCGCGGCACATCCGAACTGTAGAAGCGCTGTGGGCCTGCACAAGTTCCGGCGTACGTTTGCATCACAGTTGCATCAGGCTGGAACGCCGGTGCACGACATACGCGACTACCTCGGCCATTCCTCGCTGGAGGTCACCCTTCGTTATTTGGAAGTCAGCGATAAGAACTCCGCCGCGACGCGTGAGAGGATCAATAGGTTGTCTGGGTCCCTCGGGTTGAGACCGCACGGATTACCGCCACCGTTCTTGATGACGTAACTTCCCGGCTCTGTCGACGACCCGAATTTAGATCAGCTCTAACTCAAAACCTGCTAAGCTTCTGATTACGGCTCAAAAATGCGGGTTACATTCGACAGTCATATATGGGAGAGCGTGGCCGTTCCAGAGAACCATAAGAAGGACCCAAACCATGCCAATCTCTTAAAGATTAATACTGCTCTTCAAGACGGTCGGCTGAAGGGCTTCATCTGCGAGAGTATTGGAACTCTTGAGGCGATCCACAAACCTACACGGCCAGAATACTTCTCAAATCGAATACCGAAGACCACCCTCACGGCGGGAACCAACACGGATCTCAACATCACAATCAAGGTTGATCACGACCGCCACCCCGGTCTGGAGCCGATACTTATCCAGAAGCTCCAGAGAGCGGGATGTCTCGGCATGCGTTTACTGTACATCCCCAGCGCAAATAACCAGCTTCCAAAGGAGTTTTTGAACGATCACGATTTATATGAGTCACGGCTGTTCGAAACACAATCGTACGCAGATCGCTTTTGGGAGATAGCTAGAGAGATTGAAACGCGTGGCGTTGGTGTTGGCGCTGTCGCTGCAATTCTAAAGGAGCTAGAAGAACGATTACCAGTAAGCATTTATCCTCGACGGGGCATGCAACTTCTTCAATATGCGAAGGATGACGCAGAAAAAGCGCGGATATCTAAAGCCATCGCAGAATGGGCCGACGGAGACTTGGTCGCGTCGCATATCGCCAGCGGTAACGATTTGCTCTGTACTGAGGATAAGGGCAAGTCGACAGGTGGCCGCCGCTCTGTGTTCGATAAGGATAACCAGGGTTGGCTCAAGGCGACTTACAACATTCGCATGGTCGATCGTCAGCAACTTGCAACTCAAATTCCTAGCTGAGCGTACAGAGAACAGCTTTTTTTGAACGAAGACCTGTTGTCAACTCGCCGTCCGGTAAAACCGCAACGTCCCAACCGTAGCAGCGGGCACCTGCCCGTGACGCAATAGCCGAATCCACCACGCCGCTCCAGCAACGATGTCGGCCTGCCGCCCGCAGTAGACATCCTCGGCAGCCCAGAGGCATTTGAGGAACTCAGGGTCTCGCGGATCGGTCACCTCGCGATGCGTTTCACCTGCGGATTCCATCGCTACTTGGTGCCAACTAAGCAGACCATCCTGCACGCGGTTCCGCAAGGCGCATCCGATCGCGATGGCTTCAGGATGCGTCGCGGACTCCCGCCACATGCGCTCCGCGAGCTTGCCTACGAGGTACTGGTCGATGTTCATTTGCCCTCCTCGTAATCGAGCGGCGGCGTGTCATCGTCCTCCGGGACATACATACGCCCGTGTTCCTGTTCGTCATCATCATCGTCTTCGGAGTTGCCCTCCATCCGATCGATGAGCTTTTGCAGCCGAAGGCGGCTCATGCCTTGCAGCATCTTCGCGATATCACCCGGTGACTGCGGATCGTATTTCGTGAGGCCGAGCGAGATCATGGCTTCGATCAGATCGCGCAGGTTCCGCCAGTGGTACGGGCTCTCAGTGTAAACGACTTCGAGGTAGCGCCCGTTCGCCGTCTTAACGCCAGGCGGGATCAGGCCGCGAGTGAGCGCATTGTAGCGGAAACCGCAGACGCGCCAGGGGCCGACTTGAACCTCGAACGTCCAGATGTCCGCGCAATGGTGGGATTGTTTGAGCAGCCGAATTTTCAAATCACTAATTGGTTGGGAAGTCGGAAGGCCGGGAAGCGTGGAATAACCCGACCTTACATTCCGGCCTAGGCAGTACCCGAACCGCTGGGCCTCACGGTGAGCCTCGATTTTCCGATAAGGTCGACGGTATGAGGCACTACGTTCCGGGTTTCCTAATTGGAGTGGTTATCGGCGCGATCGGCTACGGCTGCGTGAATAGCCACAACGAACAACAGTTAGTCAATATGAGTGATGACCGGCTACTTCACGCGTGCGAACACGCACAACGACCGCAGGGGCAGTCTCTCGATGTTTGCTTGAGTCGGATGATGCATGACAGGGATGAGGCGAAGAACCCCAATGCTGCCAGGCACGATCCGATTCTTGAGGCCTATTACGAGTCTATGAATAGTGAGCGCAAGGCTGCTCAGTAGAGCCCGACTTCCCTGAGCTTTCTGAACGTCGGATCATCCGCTCGAAACCGCGCGGGTGTCTTCTCCAGGTACGCGAAGCGCTTCCTCATGAGCATGGGGTGTATCTGCTGGCGTTCTTTGCCGGTCGCCAGCGCATAAACATCGAGCATTTCGCCCAACGGCAGCCGCGACACATAGCCCTGCAAGGGCGTGAGCTTCGCATCCGCGATCAGCTTCTTCGCTTCCGCCGCAGGCACTACTTGATACGCCTGCGCGGGTGGGATCTTGCCCGTGCGCATGCCATCCATCAGCGCCGTGATCCGCAAATGCTTGGGCAAGTCGTCAGGATCGACGGGCCCGCTCTTGTTGCGATCGTAAGCGTATTGTTGCGCCAGCTTCTCAGCTTCCGACCGCGCTGGATACACGGAGGCCGCGAGCTTCGTAAAACCGAGCGCCAGCTTTTCTTTGTCATCCATCGACACATCCTGGCGCTGCAAAACATTCTGCAACGGAATCGGCGCAATGGCAGTGAGGTAATCGGTTATTTGATTCTCCGGTAGCACACGCCTGCCGTTGCGGTCCCTCTGCGTAATCAGCTCCAACAGTGGACGAGTAAAGCCGGGGCTGAGCCGCGTCTCCGCAGCTCCATGCCAATCGGCCATCCAATGCACAACGTCACCGGGGAGCGTGCGCATGCTGAGCACTACGTCATCGCGTTTGCTGTTGCCAGGTAGGACGATCCCGAAAGGTTGATCCCATCGCGGGTTGCCCGATACGAGCATGTTGCCCACGCGAGCGGCAAGGACCATTCCGGCGCTAATCCGGCCTACGTCTTGCCACAGGATTTTCGATCCGCTACGGAACAGCGATAGGCCGAGCCGCATTTCGGAGGTGAGCCAATCAGGTGCGAGCAAGCCCAGGCGCATTGCATCCTGCACGGACTTACTCGTCCCGAGCGCCCCCCAGTTCTGAAGCCCGAATCGATTGTTCGTGTCATCCGCCGCTTTGGTTGCGACTTGGTCCATCGTCCATTCGGGGTACGCGGAGCGGTACCGACGATATAGATCGATGTAGGCGTGTGCCTTCTGCCCGTTGACGTAGCGCCACAGGAACTCATGGAATTTGTCCGACCCAGGAAGCAACCGGTTTGCGAATGTTCCCTGGCTGGTGATTCCTTCGTTCTCAAGCGACGCATCGCTGGTGAAGTCGCTGAGGGCGGAATGGCGCGAGCTGAACTTGAGGCCATGCACGACGCCGACGCGCAGCGCCCGATCACCCACCACGTCGATGTCAGGCACGCGGAAGGGATTGGTGCCCGTCATGATCGAGCGCAGGCCCGTCTGAATGATGTGGAACGGGTTGTAACCGGCGAATACGGAGCCTTTCGCTTCGGTGGAGAGCTTCAATGCGGCGCGGCCTACGGCGCTATTGCGTACGGCACTCTGATCAATACCGAGCCGCTTCACGATGGTGTCGTAAGCATCGGGATGCACACGGACGTCGGACTTCATCAACACCGGCCCGTCTGAGGTCTCGGCGATGTAGCGCCAGTCGGCGAATGAGGGATGATCCACCGCGCGATACCCAGCGCCGGACCACGCATAGCGATTCGTGATGGTGGTGCCATCGGCGCGGGTGATGTCCGGCAGGGATTCAATCGTCCCGTCGCTCAAACCCTTTTGCAGTTTGTCCGGGCCCATCTGAACCAACACCTTCTTCGGAATCGTGCGATCCATCGACGGCTTAGGGTCGACAAGCAGGGCCTTTGTGGAATCATCGCCAACCACCTTGCCGTAACCGGAGTGCGTGACCATCGGCCTACCGTCATCCATGAGCACATTCGCACTCTTGATCCGTTCAAGCGCTTGCCGGTTCGCGATCGCCTTGCGAAGCGACAGCTCTTGCCACGCGGCGAGGCCCACCGGATCGTCGGCGACCAGCTCGCGCCCGACCGCTTCGCCATCGAGTGCCTTCAAGAACACGCGATGACGCGCGGAAGATACCGTCGTGTCGAAATTCCCCAGCTTGTTGTTTTCCCTGAAGATTGCTACGCCCGGTACGTCCTCCGGCTTCTTCCAGACGTGACTAACGTAATCATCGAGGTGCTGGAGAGCGATGTCGTTCTCTTCCGCTAGATGAAAATTGTTCTCGAATGCTGCCCGCAGATCCCGGACGAAATCGATCTGCTCCGGCGTCAGCTTCGTAGCGGCCTCGTACTTGGCGAGCGTGTCCGCGCCGATCTTGCCCGATGCCTTCGCCCTGTTCAACGCATCCTCGATCGCCTGCTGGCCAGGGAACTCCAAGCGGCGGAATATAGCGCCGCGCAATACGCCGGGGTCAACATCACCCTTGTCCAGGGCATCGAAGCGCCGGTTGAGCGCATCGGCGGTTTCGCGAGCCTGCTGTTCGGCGGCTGCTACATCCGCATCGCGCTTGCCGAAAATGTTTTCACGCTTGTAGATCGTGGCGAGCTGTTCCTTCGTGCCGGTCTTCTCGACAGATTTCAGCGGGCCCAGATTTTCGTTCGGGATGATCGGACGCTCGTTCATCTCACGGGCTGCGAGCGCCACACCAACTAAACCGGCAGCGGCTTGCACGGCGTACTCTTTGGCGCGATCGGTATCGCCATCCCTAATAGCATCAAGAGCGCGGGAGGAAGAGACCACCATTCCATGCGCCTGTTGCAGCGTGAATCCAGTGGTGACCAAGCCGCGCAGCACTTTCACCGCGACCGGAAGTTCCTCGACAGCAACACCTAGGCCGCGCAGCAACGCCCCTGAGCCGAGCGTGGCGACAGTGAGGCCGATCGAAAGCGGCGTAGCAAGGCTGTCGGCAACGTCCTCTAGTCCGCCGACAAACCCGCCTTGGTGATTTGGGTTGAATTCGTAAACGGGGGAGTTAGCCCAGTTCCAGGCGCGGCTCAAGACAGAGGCATTGGACCCGGATGGTTCGCCGGTCGTGTCTGCGCCGTGGTATGCGGCGAGGATCGGATCTTTCTCGCTGGGCGGGGACGGCTTCTGCTCTCTGCCGGTCTGGTACGCGGTTACGATCGGGTCGCTGTCCTCAGCTTCCAACGCCGAAACTGGCGCATTCACGCCATGATAGGCGGCGAGAATTGGATCGGCATCGCCCGTACTCGCGGCAGCAGGCGGCGCGGACGCGCCATTATAGGCCGCCAAGATCGGATCGGTTGTCTCAGGCATCGCTTACCTATGGGATGGGGACGCCACCCGGTTTATCGGGTATGGTTGCGGGTGTTGCAGGTGCCTGCGGACGCTTGCCATCGAGATACGCGAGCAGCGCCTTCCGATCGTTGGGGTTCTGAATCTTCTCAATCGATTGCCGAATCTGGTCGGCTGAAACGCCGGATGCGAGTTGCTGGTCAATCGTCCGCTGCGTTGCCGCAACGTTTTGTGTTGCCGCTCCGGGCTTCTGCCCATCGAGCTGCTTTCGCAGGTTCAGGTCGCGGGCCAAGCTTTCCTGCAATTCTCCAATTTGGGTCTGCAATGAGTCGTACTGGTCTTTGTCCTTGCCGGGGTCGAGTTGGTTGAGCTGATCCCGTAGCGACTTCAACGCCGAGATGTCCGCCTGCATGGTCTTATCGTTGTAGACCTTCAGAGTGAGGCGGGCACCGGGGGAGAGTTTCGTGATATCGCCGCCAACCTTATTCAGTTCCCCGAGCGCGTTTTTGGTGTCCTCCGCCTCAGCGCCTTCGCGCCGGACCTTCTCCGCGTCGGCGTAGTTCTTAGCCGTTTCCGAATTGCGCGTGCGGATCTCGGCCAGCTTGCCTTGCACATCCACAAACTGCTCAGGCGTCAGTTCCTGAGTACTGGTGCTCCCATCCGGCATTTTGATCTTGTAGAGCTGCGTGGCCTTCGGCGCTTGCCAGACCACGATCTTGTTCGTCGATGGATCAACAGCGATCTGCGGTTTGAAGTCCTTATTGAAGTCCGGGTGCTTTCGGGTATAGTCCGTTGCCCAGGCCCCCGCTTGCGCGAGCGTGTCGAACTCCGGTTCACCTGGAATCTTCTCCCAACCCGCCTGCACGCGGGCGTTGTAAAGGTCCATCTGTTTTTGCGAGTCTTCGACCTTGCGCTGCGCCAGATCGTAGTTACCCTTTGCCACATCCTGTTCGATCAGGGCCGTGCGAGCTTTCGATTCCTGGACATCAGCGATCGATTTCAATTGGTCGCGAGCGTCGGCGGCCTTGAGCAACGTAAGCTTCTGCTGCTCGATGTCCATTTGCTCGTTGTCGTGCTGCGTCTTCTGCTTGACTTCGAAATCTTGAATGGCCCGCGTCCGGTTGCGCTCATCGCTCTGGCGGTTCCGTGAGGTTTCCGCCTCGAAGCCGCGCCCGAAGCTGGTCAAGCCTGCGCCGGGCCCGTGGTACTCCGCGCCCGCAGCGAGGCCGGTGAGCATACCCGCGAACAGGTTGCGGAACAGTTGGCCTTTGGTCTGCGGCACGGGCGTCGATTGGACTTGGCCGCTCGATGGATCTACCTTGTACTGCACCGTGGGCCCGCCGCCAACGGCGCTGAGGATGCCGCGCCACAGGCTTTGATGGCCGCTTGAGGCCGGAGTAGCGGCGGGAGCGGGTGCTTGTGACGGCGATGCGATCGGCGGATTGAGAGCCGTTCCAGTCGCTGGCTGCGCAGTGGCGTCCGTGCTCGGAGCAGGATTCAGGTTAGTCGACATATTTACCTCACGAAGTAAGAGAGCGGCGTCTCATCCGTAATCGCCGCGTCATCAATGGCACGCCGGAGAAAGTTCACCTGGCCGTGGCAGGAGCGAATATCCCAGAGCTTGAGTAAGTCTTTTAGCGGCGACTCAGCGGCAATGTGGGCCCGCGATTTACCGCTGCACTTAGTCTGCAAGTCGAAACACAAAGCTTTGAATCCGGCGTACCAGGACCCGAACTTCCGCAGGCCGTCTTCGGCCTCCACTCTCATCGAGAAAGCGCGTAAGAGGCCAGGATTGTTCAAACGCATGGCCTCGCTGCCAGGAGTAAACGCCCCGCTCACGGACGCGATACAGAGAGCGAGCGCCTCGATCTTGTCCATGCGCTAACCGCCGCCGCCGTTGCCTTTCGGAAAGAAGGATGAAACGCCGCCCGTGCCCAGCGCCGCGCCTGCCACTCCGCCTAGAAGTCCCATCCAGGAGTTATTCGCTTCTGTGATCGCGTTCGCCTCGTTGGCTGCTGCGTTGCTCGAATTTGTGACCGCCCCGGCTGCCCCCGTGCTTGCGTTGTCGATCGCGCCTGGCACGCCGGAGAGAGCGCCGATCGCGCTCTCATATTCAGACAGACCGGTCGCGTAATCGCTCTGGAGAATGTTCAGCTTCTGATTCGAAAGATTGTTTTCTGCTGATATGTCCAGGTCTGCGTCTACCTGCTGCGTCGCCCCGGACGGCACAAAGAGATCGCCGCCGCCCTTGGCAGCGATGGACTCGTCAGTCGCCTGCTTCGCTTGCGCGTAGGCTTGACCGGCCTGCTGCGTCGCTTGGGTATTCAGTGCCGCGAGTTCCTGGGGTGAGTAACCCTCCTGGCTCGGTCCACCGTTGATGATCGGCTGCAGAGACGACGTTAAGGTGTTGAGGATCTCCTGGTTCTGGGCGAACTCCTGCTGGTACTGCGCAGTCAAGGTGTCCATAAACTGGATCTGCGCGTTGTTGATGTTGTTCTGGTTTTGGGAAGATCCGCACATAGCTTACAGCCTCGCCGAGTAATCCTGCTCTCTCTTAAGGAAACCCATAGCCTTCTCGCAGAAGCGTATGAGCGGTTGAAAGCGGGAATCAAAGATGAGTTCGTGGTACCCGCGCTGCTTCAGATTGGCGATCAGCCAGCGGAAGCCAGTGATGAGCGTTTTTGCGTTTTTCAGTGTGCCGCCGCCCGGCTCGAATTGGATGTGTACGCGGGCGACGTTCTCGACGCAGACATAGAACACCGGCGCTCCGTCCTCATCGACTGCGAACTGAGTACGGCCCGGCGCGGCATCGGTGAACAGCGAGCAATCAGCCGTCTGGTGCTCGGGGTCGTTCTTTAGCCATTCACTGACGCGGGCCTTGTCGGATTCGTCCAGGCTGCGGTACGCGATCGTCTTCATTCCACTTACGGTTTTTGAAAGTCCGGTGCTCCCGAGACGGGAGAGGAAACAAAAATCGCTTAGGGCGTGGTCAGTTGCCAGCCGTTCAACGTGATTCCGACAGCCGAGGCCGCGTCCTCGGAGTCCGCGCAGATTCCAACCTGATCAGGCGCAGTGAAGGTGCCAGCCGGTTCACTATAAGCAGGCATCCAATGCAAGCCGTCATCGTTGGACCACGAATATATGCGGGTCGTGGCTGTTTCTTGGATGCCAATGCATGTATTGTTCACCCACGTCGGCCAGCCCGTATAGAATGCTGTTCCAGTGTAGGTTGTCGGATTGCTGTACTGATTAACGCCAAACTGAATGCCGCCAAAGAACGAGACGTAGAAGAAGATAACCTGGCCACTGGTACTGTTTCGAAGCACCAGGCCACACGCATAACTAGGTCCGCTTGTAGTCCACGACACCGGAAACAACTGCCGGAAGGAAGCCTTGAGAGTATAAGCCGTGCCATTGATTGGCAACGTCAGCATGCGCAAGGAATAGGCAGATGACGCGGGTGCCTGAAGATAGATGTATCCGTTCTCGTTATCCGAGATTGAGCCCCCGTAATTCACCTGCGTCCAGTTGCCAAGTGCGGGCGGTAATGGCAAGAGCGATGGCGTCGGGTAATTATTGATGATTGTGGTCTGTTGCTGTTTTAGGTTTTCGATCTTGCTGTTCAGGACGTTGTAGACCTGATTTGCCGCTTGATTCGCCTGAGACTGGCCTGAAGCCGTCGATGAGCTGGCCACCTTTGATAGTGAAGCCGGAAGCGTTTGGTGTCTAACGACTGACGGATAAAACGGGCTTGTGACGGGTTGCGAATTCGGCATCGGCGAGCGCAATGCCGAGACACTTATTTGCCCGTTTGCCGCCGGGGCGTTACTGACCGGGGCCGGCTTCGGTGAGTACGAGGCGAGATTGGCCGGAGGAATCGACGCCCTTTGTAGGGTGTCCATCTACGCTCCTTCCACCAAGATCGCGCCAAAGATGGTTGAGCTTAAGATCTCGTTCATCACAGCGTTATTGCCGAAGTCACATTTGACTTGTAAATGACGGCTCCATGCGGGTTGACCTGTTTGACTGAAGTAATAGCGATTCGCGTAGAGAGAAACCGGAGCGCCGGTCGCGCCGTATATTTGCGGCGGGTCACTCACCGAAACATTCATGACCGGCGAAAATGTACCAGAAATCTCATCAAGCAGCACTGAGACGGATGGACTGGAGCCAACACGGATGAAATCGCACGTGAGAAAACTCAGCTCCGCCAATTCACCGGGATTCGCGAGAATGATTGAACCGACCGTGAAGAAAGCGTCATATGCAGACCCGGCATCGTTGAATGCCGTATAGGTCGAATCACGGGTTAGAACCGGCTGATTCGCGCTCGTGCTGCCGACAAAGAGTTGATAAACGCCAGGTGAGGTCTCGATCGAAGCAATGGCCCCACAGTTGCCACCGTTCACGGTTGCCTTCGGCGACCAGACTGGCCCAGTGATTGAGAAATCGGGCGGCTGCATGGGGACACACCGATACCAGCCCGTTGAGCCGTCCGCAATGTAGAGCGCATTATCAAGCCCGCTGTGGTGGTGCGTCACGTAAACAGAGGTTGGGCTGAGCTGTGCGAGCTTATCGGCGATGGGGAACCCAATATCCACCAAACCGGTGGACGGATCGATTGTGATGAGTTGCCTATCGCTCGTGAAAAGAGTAATCTGAGTGCCGTTCGTGTCGAGCGCGTTATAGCTCGATAGGCCGATCTTCTCAAACATCGGCTGCGGATAAAACTGCGAGATCGCCGGTCCACCGGCCATCATTTGAATGCCGCTCGAAGTGAGGACGATCAAACCACTCGCGGTCGGAACGAGCCGCGTGATCGGAGAAGGAAAGGACCACGAGTTAGCGGGAGGCCATGCTTCATTTCCATCTCCCACAAGCGTGTCAGGACCACCGGAACAATAGAGGACATTGCCGACGCTGCCCCACATCCGGCCCAGGTGATAAACAAGGTTGATCAAGCCTTGCGGCGGCGGATCGTTCGAGTGAGCCTGTGGCCCTGCCATCAACACGTTGAGGTTCGATTCAGGCGTGAAATCGACAAAGCCCCATAGCGCCGTAGGGGGGTTTGGGATTGAATCGATGTAGAACGGCGTGGTACCGCCATCAGGTGTGCGAAAAATCGCGATCTGCGTGACCTGTGGATCGGGGCTCGATAGCCCTACCATAGTTACGTTAATGCCCGTGCGTGGGCCGACAGGCGACATCAAGGGCGACAGCGTACTGAAATGTCCGTATTTGTTCACGTAGCAAAATCCGTACTGTGTCCCGATCGTCAGCGTAAGTGACACAGCCCCGGAGTTTACCCATGTTACGGTTCCATCGACGGTTGACTGTCCGATGTTTGTTTTCCAAGAGGGAGCGCTTGAGCCTGAAGTGCCAGAGTACGAACACGCCTGAAGATTGCCGTTGGAATCAACGATGTACTGCCCCTGAGAGTAAGCCGTGCTCGCCGTGTAAGGCAAATAGACCGCCTGGGCGCTCTGGTTCAAGGTCGGCGAACCCTGATAAGTACCGTTGTTAACGAATTCCTGATCTATGGCGGTCGTGCCGCTCGTCTCGTTAAGATACCAGTAAAATTGAGGCGGGATATCTAAGACCTGCTCTTGGTATGCGCTCAATCCGCCGCCGACCATCAGCTCATTGAACCGTGCCATTTGTCCCGGAATGACGTCGGTATAAATGGAAACATTTGAGAGTAAGCCGTTGAATGCTCCGAATGACTGGCCCGACCAGCCGGTACAGTTTCCAAGCCTCCAATAGCCTGTAACTGCATTAGACAGTGCTCCCAAGGAAGGGTTGAATATACCAGCCAATTGACCGTCAACGTAGATCGATACTTGCATCTGGCGCGGCGATGGACCGGATGAAAACACGGGAGCGTTCACATAAGCGAAGTTCGTCGGAAGGGTTGAGTCTGGAGTGTAGTTTTGTGCCCCGACCGACGTTTGCTTTATGGGAGTGCCACTTGTGAACGTGGTTGCCTGATATAACGTCGCGGCATAAGTCATTGTCAGCGTGACCATGTGCCAGTTGCTGTCCGTTACGGCTTTCTGCGAATTGGTTACGTTCATCTGGCCGGTGTTTCCGTCCAGAATTGCATAGCACACTTCGCCAGATGAGTTCAGATAAAGAACGTGGAAAACGTTCAGGCTGGAGCCGGTTTGAGACGATTCAAAACTCGCAATGGCGCTGTTTGCGGTTGCACCGGTTCCGATCTTGACAAACGCCTCAATCGAGAGTGTGGCGTAGTCTCGCGAGCCGAGGGACGTGCTGACATATCCACCGCTAAAGTTCGCGCCTGTAATCGTCGCGCCAGTCCCTGCGCTGTTGGCTATACGCGCGAGACCCGGAGCTTGCACGGGTGCGGTAATGCCCATTTGCCGTACAGTGATGGTCGGGTTCGTTGAGTCCCAAGCCTTCGCAGTTGTACCGTCACCCCAATACAACTGAGTTCCAATCCCCTGAAACGTTGCTTGACCGGCTCCGGTTGTCTTTGTATAGAGCGTCGTCAGTGTACCGGAAGTGAGTGCGTAAATCTCGCTGAGAGTATCGACGATAGGGTAGATCACTCCGTCCGACCGATGAAACGAGTAAAATCCTTTCGGAGCTTGCGGAATTGCAGGCGAAGAAGCGGTATTGCCGGGCCGCCGGATCAGCGTGAGGCGCGGCGACACTTCGACATTCGAGCCGTCGATGAGTGTGTCAGTCTTGCCGAGGTTCCAGCCCTCTGCATAAAACGCGCTCAAAGGCGATCGCAATGGACTACGGTTTGTGAAGTAGCCAGTAAAAAACCGGTCAGTCCAGATGGGTTTGTAGCGGGATGGTTTCTCGGGTTGAGCGCCGTGCGCTGTTAAGAGGGATTGGTTCATTTGTTCTGCCCCTAAATTGCACGGCCCTGATTACCGAGTTGAGTGGATAGCTGACCCGCTTGCTGCTGCCGCATGTCGCCCAGCCAGGCATACGTGAAGAGATTCTTGTCCGCCTCACTCAATCCTTCGGAAGCTCCGAGCAGCGAAGCAACGAACAACTGCCGCATGCGCTGTGCCTTGCTCGAATCGTTGTAGTCGAGCATGAGCGACAGGAAGCCCCAGTTGTAGATGTACTCCATGAAATCGGGTACGGGTGCCCATGTTTGGCTTAGCGAACTGAAAAGCGGCGCTTTTACTTGGTAGGTAACGCTGATGCTGTACGACTGATCAGGGGCCGGTAACACGCGAAACGTAAGGTTCCCTGCATCATCGTCAGTTTGCAACGCTATAAATGTAGGTCGACCTTGTTCAGAACCACGGGAGAGTGTTTCAGCAATCTCAAGTGGAAATATATTAGAGCCTGTAGTAGAGAACGAACTTGCAGGAGCGTTCGCGCCGTACACAATCCAATTTCCCCAAGTCCATGCAGTGCTGTTGTACTGGGTTGTATCGAATGTGATGACGTACTCAACGTTGTTGTAATAGAACGCCATCATATGAGGGACGGTCACATTCTGAGCCGGAATGGTGATATTCAACGTTCCCACATACTGCATCGATTCTAGCAAGTAAACGCGCGGCACATTAGCGCCTGCGCCATAAGGGCCGTTACAGGTTAGGTAATATGTGCCGTTGTAGTTGATAATCTTGGTGCCTTCATAGCCAACGGATGCCGTATCCTGACCTATCATCGTCCAGGTCACAAGATCATACGAATAGGCAGCAACAGGATAACCGGGCGTGAGCGTTTGAGATACTGTGTATGCCATGATCCATTTCGTTCCGTCGTTAATCAAAAACGGATCGTAAACGGAACTGGCCCCGGCAGTGCCCGCCAAACTTAGCTGAGTTAAACCCGACACAACAACCGCCCCGGTCAAGATCTCTGAGTTAATGAGCGCACTCGCTACAAAGATGGGGCCGGGCGGATAGGGATTGCCCCACGATGAGATTGTTAACCGCCGTGCACCATTGCTGTAGTAGATGATGTGGGCGGCACCGTCATTGTAAATCTTACCGGCCCGATTCACAAAGATGACGCCCGTCTGAGCTAGGGCGCTCGTAGTAACGTTGTATTGAAAAACTGTACAATAAGCAGCCGCCCTCGGGTCAGCAGCGGTAGCAGTGAATGTGAACACTGATCCTTGAGCATATGGCGTGCCATCTTGATTAGTGACAAGTGTAATGTCACGTAAACCGACGGTGCCATAAGAGCCAAACAAAAAATTGGAGTAGACCCAGGTGCTTGCAAGCTGACTGGCAACGGTGAACCCTGGAGCCCACCCGGTCAAATTACCAACGGTGCGAAAATCATAATAGCTCGACGCGTCAGCCCCGGTCACATAAACCCAACCTGAGCCTGTGTTCGCCCAGACGCAAGCGCTGTTAGAAACGAGTGAAAGCCCTAACTGGTAAGGGGCATTGGGAACCGACCAAGCAACCGATGCGAGGTAGGTAGACGTTCCGGCGATCTTGATTTGGATGCGAAGATTGCCGCCCTTTCGATCCAGCGACGCCCAAAGGAAGTTATTCGCGTCTTTCGCGATTCCGACCCCACCGTTGTCGTAGTTTCCTACCCCGGTGCCGTTGTTATCGATCTGAATCGAGGTGAAGAACTGGGGCATTGAGACAGTTTGCGATGTCTCAACGAAGATGTCGTTCTCATCGGTAGGAGAATTGGCGTGAGTAACCGTCATTTGACCACCACTGATCGAGTACGATCCCATCACGTTTTCCGTGTAGCGCGTAAACTGACCCTGATCGGACGCAAACTGTTCATTGAGGGTGATCAACGATGAGGGCTGAACGTTGAACGGACTAATGCTGGTCTGCGAAGACCCAAACTGAAGACCTGGCAAAGTAGATGCGCCGAGCGAAATATCCGCCAATTCCATAAAGCCCATGTCATTGACGTTCAGCGTATAGTCTTGCTGGCCCGGAACGGTGTTGATCGAGAGCGTCTTTCGATTCCAGCGCCACTTAAACGGGGCGGCCAAAATGGTTTGTAAGATCGTGTTGGCCGACGTGATCGCGGGCTCGTTCGATGTTCCGATCGTCACCGGCGCGAACCTCAAGAACGGGAGCGCCCAGTCGATGGTGTCCGCGAGTGTCACTGTTGATGCCATTGATTAACTCCTTAGAAAACGGGGAATGGATAGGCCGGACCGGGGTAGATTGGATAGCCGCTCGACATCACCGATTCACTCGGGTAGATTCCGTTCGATTCTTTTTCCCGGTCCATCTGGCGAACGGCAGTCGCCATCGCGCCGGTCCAGAGTTCGAACTCGACTTTGAACTTGGCTTGAATCTTCGGATCGGGGGAATGCCGGTATGCGTGCGCAATGAAACCCTGGCGGAAGTAATTGGCATAGTCGTCCGGGATCGGGTCCAGCGTTTGGGTGGTGGCGGTGAATTGCACTGGCCGCATCTGGGCAATGACATTGATTTGGTAATAAAGGCCGGAGGACGGCGGCAGCGGGTTCACCCGGAATCCCTGGCCTTTAGGGTTGATGGCAACCCAAACGACTGTTCCATCTGTCACCGTCGTTGCGGCCTGAGTGGGGTTCGTGTAAGTCGGAAACGTCGGGCTGGTCGGCCAAGTGGGTTGAGTCGAGCCGGTCGTTACCGTCGCATTCAGGTTGTTGCTGACCGCCCAGAAATTCCCGTTCGGGTCGACGATCTGAGTCAGAGGCGTGCCGGGATTGCCGGGCGTACCCAGGATCTTCGTGTAAGTCGCATTCGCCTGCCAGGTGCCGTATGTGAGCTGATCATTGGGCAGCCAGGCGACTTGCCCGATGCGGCCCCACTGCCACGAGGTTGCTTCGAGGTCGCGAACCGTCTCAATGGGCCACAGGGGCGGCGGCGTGGCCGTGTTGTTGATATCAACGATGAAGCCGTGCTCCAACCAGCCCGCTCGAACGACGCCGGGTACTGCATAGTCCTGCTGGAGACTGTTCGTATAGAAGGGTGGGATGCGGGTGCGGTTCCACTTCCAATTGATCGCTGGGCTGCACATCGCGGCCATCGTGTCGTTGGCGATCGTGAGCGCTGGCTGCTGCGAATAACCGCCGACCGCGAGTACCGGCTGTAAGTCGCCGAAGCTGCGCGCGTAGTCGATTACCGACTGAAGCGTGATGGAGCTGTTACTGGCCATGCGCTAGACAGTTATCGGCGTGAACGTGAATTGAGCCGATTCCGACATAGTGTTCTTTGTGGGCAGTCGGAACATCTCGTCATAGCCGGGATCACCCGGCATCTTCATGAGCTGACAGCGGGTACAGAGCAGCATGATCTTGCCGTGGGGCATCCGATGCTTGATGATCGAGTAATTCGCCGAATCGGTGCCGTTGCCTTTTACTCCCTGCACGTCCAGTCCGCCCTTCATGTGCGTACAGGTCCGCTGCCGCGCCTTTTGCTGGGCGTCGAAATCGCGCAGGTCGCGTTCCACCTGGGCATGCGCTTGTTGCTGGATGGCTTTGCGGGACTTAAGAACGTTCACTCTCTCGCGTAGCTCTTCGAGTTCGAGGTGCTCCCGCTCTAATTCAAGCCGCTCGCGTTCCAGGCGAAGCTCCTCACTTACATCGGACTTTGGCATTAATGCTCCTAATTAACGGTTTCTATAGGCGTAGAGTTGCTCGCGGTATCGGCGGGACTGCTCCGAACCAACCGGCTCGCCGAACACTCGATGTGCCGCTTCCTCACTGATGAACCCGCCGGTAATGAGGCGGAGTAACACCGTGCGCCAGCCACGATACTTCTCGGATGTCGGCAAATTATGCGCGTCAAAGTACATTTGGGAGTACTCGGTCATCGTTCCCTGCACACCACAGACGAAGTGCCAGTCGCCGCTTTCGTTGGGCTTGTAGATCTGCAGGCCGATCAGGCCGTACTTTGAGATACCCCAGAAGCGAGCGGGAACGATGCGATTGAGAAGGCGGAGGAATTCCCTTGCGTTTAGAATCCGGCCTGGGCGAAAGATCTTCAGTTCGTCCTGCTTCTCCCACCGGAAATTTTTCACGCCTGCAGTGTTTTCCTCAGTGATACGGTGAAGCTCTTCCTTCGTCTCCGACGTGCCGTCAATGGCGCGACGCGAAGCATAGTCTTCGCATTCGGCGCGGAGTTGTGGGTCCGGTATGTCGGAGAGATCATTAGTGCCCATGTCGGCGTTCCACGCTTCGTCCGACCAAGGCAGCGGTTTCGGGGTATCAGCTACTGGCTGCACACTAAAGCGGTGCAGAAGTCGGGCCGCCACAAAAAGCCGACGAGCCCGGCTGCTAAGGCCGGGCTCCGTTCACTTACTTCGTTTCGATGCTGTCTAGCTGATACCGGAAGCCGCATCGATGGTCCGCATCCGCATCGTGGTATCCGGGGGCAGGGATGCAGTCCACTTCGCACGGTAGCTGACCCATCCGGCGATCAAGCCTTCGGGATCTGCCACAGACGTCGGCGGGTTCTGCACGACGTTGCAGAGCATATTCTGATATCTGCCGTCGCCGAGAGCCGTATCGCCCTTCGCCTTCAGCACAACGGAGATCAGGCCGTCCTCGCCGAAGATATAGGTGCGAAGGCCCGTCAACCCGGTCACGCTCTGGTAGTTCGCAATGGTGGTGACGAGATTGGTCTTGAAGAAGCTGATGCTGGTTGAGGGGAACTCGACCGTCTCAGCCTGCTCCACAGACCCCATCTCCTCAAGAGCCGTCAGCCCACTTTCCGTGTGCTTCAGGATATCGATCGGAGAATTGTTCGAGGCGTCGGCCAGGACGTCGCCAATCGCGAACGGGTGGATCACACCGGCGTACATTCCCTTATCGAACGGGAGAACCGAGCGGCCAGACAAGCTCATCGTCGAGCTGCGCAACTGAGAGTTGCTCAGCACGGTGTAGGAACTGGTCGAGCTTGCTGCTAACTGAACCTGCACACTGGAATCCACCGAGTGGGCCGTGTCCGCTGTTGCGCGGAGAACCGCACTCAACGACTGACCGAGGCGGTACCCGAATTCCTTCGCAACATTCTCAACGACGGGGTCAATCGCAGTCGCGATCGCGAGACTGGAGAAGTTCGCGTAGTCGGCGTACTCGCCAATCGTCGGGGTGGTGTCGGCAACAGTGACGCTGATACCGGTACCGGGGGTTCCTTCGGTGGCCTGCGTGGTATTCGCGCCGAGCGTCTCGTACATGAACAGTCGGAGCTGGTTGCCCGAGTTCTCCGGCAGATCGCGCCGTGAGGCCACGCGGAAAAACGGGGTCTCGGCTTTGAGATTCTTCACAAAGTTCTTGTCATAGTGAATGACAGTACTCTGCGGTAAGTTGCCAGTGAGGTTACTGGCGGGAGAATAACCCGACATAGGTTACCTTCCTGATGAAAAAGTCGTTTTTAGCGCTGAGGTGCCGGAGCGAACAGCTTGTCCACCGCCGCACGGAACTGAGGATCATTCAGTCTGCGCCGGTATTCTTCTGGGCTCATACGGTTCACTTCATCGGCGGTGAGCCTCACCTGGACCGGGGCTGGGCGCGGCGTAGACGCCCTGGCTGGGATTCCGGTTTGCGCTGACCGTGGCCGGACTCTTTCGCCGGTCGGCTGAGTAACTTGCTCAGGAGCCGGTTCGGGACCCGGGGAATTATCTGTTGCGGGCTTGACCTGGAGCAATCCGCCCGAACTTAGGTCTTCAAAAGCTACTGCTAAATTAGTGGCCGTGTAGTCGAGTTTGTGCGATTCGAGGTATTGGACCAGCAGGCGCTCGTTCTCGGGCACGTTGTGATAGTCCGGCTGCTCATCGACAAACACTCGCGCCTCTTCAATCCACTTCGCGCGGCGGGCCTGCTGTTGGGCCAGGTTTAACGTCGAACGAACGATATCGACGGGCGCTCCAATCTCGGCTTCGATCAGACGCTTCACGGCACTTGCCGTTTTGGTGGGGTCCTGCAAGTCCTGAGAAATGCGCCACTGCTCATCCGTACTGAGTGACCTCGGTTTGAATTCAGTCACCGGTTGCGCAGGTTCGGTCTGGGCGTGGCCGGTCTTGAGCAGCCGCTTCTGTTCGCGGATTTTTTTCGTGGCGTGCGATTGGGCCTCAATGAGCTTTGCGATTACTTGCTGTTTCGTGGAGCCGTAAAACTTTTGAACGGGGCTTCCGTCGCCAGGGTCAACCGTAGCGCAGAAACGGCCATCGGCCAGTTTCGTAATCGGGTCGCGCTCGGTGCGATCAATTTCATCTGTTTCTGGGGAATCGAGAACGGCGGGTTCAAACATTCGTTGGGGAAATACTCCTCATTCAAAGGGCTCGGAAGTTAAACGTACTGCCGAAGCAGCAGCTCTTCGGGCGAGAGCACGGGATCGACGGATGGCTGCAACTCGGCCACGATCATGTTGACCTGCTTCTGGACACGCTCAAAAAAGATGCGGGCCGATTGCGCTCTCGCATGCAGGGCACGAACTAACTCGGGCTGCGCGGGGTCGGCGCGGAGCAGCTCGGTCTCAAGCTTCTGGCACTCGCCTTCCATGAGGTCCAGCAGGGTTTTGTAGCCGGGCGACATCGATAACGCCTGAATCTGGAACTGTTGATCGGTGGTAAGTTCGCTGTCGCCAGTTGCTCCTGCTGGCTGTATCCGATTTATAGCCATTTCCCCTCCGTAACCCGCTTCTTCACGCCATTAGCTTTCGCCCAAGCACGGGCTAGCAATGTGGGGTCGGTCTTCCACGTCGCGCTGCTGTCAAACACGAGACAGCCGCCGTGGTCATACGTCGATAGCCGTTTCTCGCAACTCTGAAACACCACCACCGTGTGCCGTCCCGGGGGCCGTATCGGACATTCAGGATTCGAGCTTTGACGCCGTGCCGGTCGAGGTAGTTCCATGCCGCTGCCGCGATCAGCCCGCAGTCGTTGTGGAGGTCTGTTTCGAGGATCACGCGCGGTGTATGGCTCATGACTTAACCTTGCTCCTCGGAGCCGAAGCCCACGCCGCCGGGTTGGCCAGTCACGGTTTCATTTCGAATCGAGTTTTCGAGCGCATCGCGCAAGGCGAGAACGACTGAGCGGTTAATGTCTTTCTGCTCCAAAATGCCGGTCTGATCATGCGTCTTCTGGGCCTGCAATGCCGCCTTGCTATTCGCCTGGATAACCGCTGGATTCATCGCCATCATCCGCTTCTGCATCTCCGGCGTCATTTTCTTGACAATCGAGTAATAGTTCTTCCAGCCGCTGACATCGGAGATCATGTGCAGCAGCTCGGCGACATCGACATACTCGCCGTTCACTTGTGCAAGCTCCTGCATGGTTTGCGGCGATTCGAAGAGCTGCATCATGAGCGTGATCGACTGCGCCATCTGCTGGCGCACAGCCAACTTCGAACCGGCCAACACCTCGAATTTCTTAATCGCCGCGCCGAAGTATTCGGCTTCGTCTAACTCGAAATCTTCGCCGAGTTCGTCGTTGAGGACTTCTCGGAGTTCTGTAACAGGCAGCCGCTCGCAGTTCAACTCGTGTAGCCTCCACAGGAAGGGCGCGAAGACCTGGTTGCAAAAGTCTTCACTGAATGAGCCGATGCGTGACGCGGCGGCGGAACTCAAAGCAGATGCGCCGGTTGCCGTGCGCCCGATCGAGGTGCGCCCCTTGCTGGGCATGTTACCCATCGTCAATAACTCGTTCGCGCCGCTGACCGCTTCGGAACGCGCCTGGGATTCTTGAATCTGTGCGAATACCTCAGCGGGAATAGTGGGAACGGGAGCATATTGCAAAGCGGTCTTCGGGTCGCCGTCCACATCGATGATGCCGCCCAACCGTTGACGGATCGACTGCGAGGTGATGTTCGCGCCGCGAGCGCGGATGATCTGCGGATTGACGATGAGCGAAGCGATGTCTACACAGGCGTTCGTTAATCCTTGCTGAATCCGTTGTTCGCTGCCGAGCAGTAGGCCGAGACCTAGACCCCAGAATGCGTCCTGGATGTCCCACCAATTTACCGAGAGAAAGGGCAGCTCGCCAACGGGGTTGCTGGTGTTGCGGATGACTCGGGCCCGCTGGAGAACCGTGATGACTTTTTCGTTATCCCAACGCTCTAAGACTTCGAGCGGTTCGTCGAGCGGATCGGCGGTCGTTTTCTGCAGGCGTGGGGCAGCGTGATGAACATAAGGTCCCGTGCCGGGATAAACTATCTGACTGTCCGCCGCGCCGTCGTTGTTTGACGCGGCGGTGGGCGGCTCGAACCACCAACGGATCTCTTCCTCGCCAGGGAGTTGGTACTCAGTGCTACCGAGAGCTTCCTGCTCGTCCCGAAGCTTTATCAAGTCCCGATAAGTCATCGTGGACTTATGAATGACGAATTTCGCGTCCCGGATATCGCCGGTGCGGCAGCCGGGGTCAACTAGGCAGTAACGAACATCCAGAGCTTCGAAGGTGGGCCGGTTACAAACCTTGTCGGTCTCGACGACTTCAACCTTCTCGCTATTTCTGGTCGGCAGCTTGATCGTTTTGCCACGGGATTCAACTTCGACCGGCTCACCCTTGCGCTTGTACTTCTTCTCGGTCTTGGTGAAGGTCTCCCAGCCCCACTTCCAAATGCCGGTGCCGAAGAGCAAGGCTGAGAACAGGCCGCGCTTGGCTTCTTCCCTGAAACCGATGGCATCGAGCTGAGCGCCCATCACGGCGGTGATCGCGCGGACGGCGTTCTGCGTAGTGCGAGGCCGTGGGCGAAGCGTGAAAGCCGGATCGTCATAGAACAGGGCGTTCATGATCTGGGCCAGGATCGCGTTCAGGTGCGTCGCGATCGTGTAGCAGGAGATGTTCGCGCGGGGGACGCTGGTGCCTTCCCAGGTTTTCGAAATCGGCGGGCTCTGGTAGAGAATGTCCGCCTCAAGCCAGCGGACGGAGAAGTAGTTCGTGCTCAGCCAGGCGGCGGCGGACTCGGCGTCCTGAACCACGAGACGAAGGGCCGTATCGTCTTCGACCTCGGCTGGCGACAGCATGCCTTCGGGGTCGACAGGGCCGTATGGGTTAGTCTCGGGGGTGATTACGGACATTCAAAAAAGGAAGCTGAAAGTCCGCTGATAAGGAAGCGGGAAGCACGCGACCTCAGACGCCAGAGGTCATGCGAGTAGCCCTAACAGATTCGAGAACAATTGAAAATCGATGCCACTATGCAATGAAGATCGCCATTGAATACTATGAACCGCCCCGAATCAAGCAGATTCATGCCGCTTAGTCGAAAGGTGCGGCTTATGATCCTCTTCTCCGTCATTTGGGCAATAGGTGCAGGCATTCATACCCACAATGCAGATGTGCGAAGCGCCGAGTCATTCGCCAAATTCGCATACAAGACTTGCACTGACGGCAAGGTGCAAAACCACGATCCTGACCTATCGAGCTGCGATTCCGAGCGCGTTAAGAACCTCGAAACGTGGATGGCGGGTGACCGTGGCAGCATCCTTTTCGTAGCACTCGCTCCGATTCCCGTGTTTTGGCTTGCCGCCTGCATCCTTCTGTATGTCACTCGGGCACAGGTCATCGGATTTAGAGCGGTCGTACCCTGGGGGAGGCTATCGCGAGTCAAAAAAGCATTCGTCGTTTTCTGCGTGTTTAGCACAGTTGCCGCTCTCCTGTTCGGAATCATTGTGGTTCTGAATCTTTCCGCTGATAGAACAGTCCCAGTCGGCCTTAGCTCATTTCTGGATGTGATAAGGGTCGGAGATTCTGTGACTGTGCAAGGCACGTGGACGCGAACCGATCTAACGAACGACACGATCATGGACCCTATTCAGACCTCGAAAATCGAGTGCGACAAAAGAGAGAATCGATGCATAGAGGCCACGGCATCCGTTTCTTCCGGTTCGAGCCCGGTCCTGATGTCTGACATTTCCGAGTACGACATTCAGAGTTGGACGCCGGACGCTATTGTCATGCGAAGAGACTCCCCTTGCGCAACCGAAGTCTTCACTATCGACCTGAACACAAAGACTGTTAGCGGCGCGGGTCATCGGATCAACGAAAACGAGACTTATTGCGTAATGGACAAGGACGAGAAACAAACCTGGGGCTACCAACTGGTCAAGGGGTTCGATGTCTACTGGAAGCTAAGGCAAAACGCGAGGCCCCTCATGCTGCGCGTTTTTCAGTCATTTTTTGGCAACTGAAGATTAACGCCCAGGAAACGCCAGTGGGCCTGGAGCTTATAGCCCTGGCACACCAAAATAATCCACATAATCGGCGGGCGGCTCCGCCTCGACGACCGGCGTCTCGGTGACGGTGGGATAGAGTAACTCGTCGAGGGCCCGCCGCTGTATCTCAGCCCAGGCGTCCACGTTCGCCTTCGGTGCTTCCGGGATGCGGGGCAGATACTTCGCCCCAAGAGCGAGGCAATCGGCGATGTCATCGTGGGCGTTTTTGTTCCCGGTGAAATCGCAGAGGTTAGTGACCAGGTCTTCGAGAAATGGGCATGCGCCGCTGAAGAACACCCGGCCCTGTTTTAGTAACTCCGCCAACGCAGCGACGCGGATAATCTTGGCGTCTTTCTGCCGGTCAATCGGAATCCAATTGAGAACCGGCTTAACGCCTAGCTGCTGGCAGGCTTGCGCAATGTTAGGCTCCAAGAATTTCGCGCCGGGCGAATCCTCAATGTGCGTGATGGTCAGCGGGTACTTGCGGATAAAGTCGGCGATGCGAAAGCATAGGTCGGACGGAACCATACGCCCGTACATCAGGTCGAGCACATACATCCGACAGTTGGAGTCGACGCCGATGATCGCTCCGGCGGAGTAATCCGTGCGGAAAGCGTTGCCGCCATACGCCAGATCCCACACGGCGAAATACGAAAGCTCAGCCGGAATCGCTTGCCACGGCAGAATAGCGGCGCGGACCTGCTCCTCGGCGAAGAGCGATCGAGAGCGCGATCGCGCGTCAATTAAATACTGGCTGCGGAAGGTGATCGGGTCCAACAGCATTTCCTTCCGCAGGAAGTCGAACGTGAGCCGCGCCGGGAAGAGCAGGTCCACGTCATCGGCGGTAAGTTCCGTCTCCGGTTTGAAGTTGGCGTGGGGCCGAACAGTCCAGGCCGGACGCTCCAAAACTTTCAACGTGCCGGGCGCGGAGTTTTTCTTTAAAAAGCTGTAAAGGTCATTCGGGTCATACGGCGTGCCGACCACATCGATATACCCGCCTGGGTCCACCAGCTTCCGCGCGAAGTTGAATTTCGAGATGACCTTCTCGATCTGGGCCGGATCGGCGGCATTGACGTTGGTAACGACGTCGTCGCACTTAAGAACCGTGCAATGCCAGCCGGGCAGGTTGGACTCGATGGAGCTGGCCCAGAGCGTAGGTTCCTTTTTGTAGTTAACGCGGGCCGGGCAATGCCACTGGTTGCTCTTGATCTTCTTCCCGGCAGGCACACAGAATTCCGGGAACAAGAGCTGGAAGAGCGTGGGTTCACCCTCCCGAACCAGAAAGTAATTCCTGTACTCTTCTGCAAATGCGGCAGCCAAGGTGCGCTCGGCGCAGAGCACCAGGATACGAATGTCGGGATCGCGGATGGTCCACTGGACGGCATCGACAACGTTGATGCTCGATTTGAAGCTGCCGCGCGGATATAGGATGAGCCGGACCTTGGTTTCGTCCAGCTCCTCTACGGGGCCGGGTTCACGCTTCTGAACGAAGGTGTCACACAGCTCGCGGTGGGGCTGCTCGATCACATCCTTCTCTAGGACCTGGCAGAGGAAATACAGATCCTCGATGCACTTGGCGCGGAGCCTTTCCTTGTTCTCCGGCGTGAGGGTCAGGCCCTGTGCCGGGCTTACTTGTCGTGCCAATCGCGTGCGTTCTCTGCGAACGTGGCCCGCTTCCGTTCCGCAGGATCGGAGGAACGCTTAGCCGCTTCGAGCTTGGGTTCAGGAATCGGCTCACCCTCGGGGACGTGAAGCTCCTCGTGCAGGAGTCCCTGGTGGCTCGGCTTGATGTGGATCTTGACCTTGCCCGTCTTCAGCCGGTGGGCGTGAACCAATCGGTAGGAGTTGGCCAAGGGAAGTTACTCCTCTTCCTCGGCAGCGGCGGGCTCGGCTTCTGCTTCGTGGCCCTCAGGTGCGGCCCCTTGGGCGGGAGGAGCGAAGTGTTGTTCTACCAGGTCGTGTAAGTCCTCGGTGTTAGGCGCAGCGTACTCTGTCGGGGTGCCGTCCTCATGGATGGCCATGACGTGATGCCCGTGTTCGAGCTGGCGGATGTGCATCTCTTTCTTGTGCTTCGGCGGGTGGGCAGGACGCTTCTCGCCGGGCTTACGATGGCGGGTCATGATGCCCATCGGGCTATTGCTGTCGGACACGGAGTCAGTGAATCTAGGCATGAGTTCTCCTGCTGAAGCAGAGAGAAAGTCCGAAACAGCCTAGTCGTGACGGGTGATCGCGCTAACCTATGTCCGACGTGGACATCATGGAGAGTCCGATCGACATGGCCTTCGTCGGCCTAAACGGCATTTACCCTAGCAGCGACGATGATCTAGACCTGGGTGGTGGCTTTTCATTGGTGAAACCCAACGATTTCCTCCTGTCTGCACGAAGTGAATACTTCATGGGCAAGGGGGAATTTAAGGACGCTGCCACAGCACATCGTTATTTGATTTATCGGCACTCCCGCTCAGAATCGGGACAGCGGCCAACTCGTGGAGCGATAGTAGCGAATCTCCAGAACGGACTGTTAGCGTTTCAAATAATCAAGCCGGTTCAATCTCTAGGCCTAATTTTTTCTGGAACTGACCATGGGACTCCGCAGTTCAATCTTGAACGCATCGAGCGGCGCGGCCCGACCGACGCAGGGGAATGGGCATGGATGCGGCATTTTGAAGACGGTCTGTTATCCTATGTCCCCGACATGATTCGAAGGGTTCTGGCGGTTATGGCCGATCAAAGTGCGGAAAGGAAGAACGCCTTGTCTTTCCTTCAACTAGGTCTCGAACATCGCCACCCTCTTATTGCGGGTTTGCTTTGGGTCACGGGCCTGGAAGCTCTGCTTAACTCCAATGGTAGATACGACTTCAAAAAGAAGGTTTCAGCCTGTCTGGGTGCAGACACATTCGCTTTTCCAGACTGGAATTCGCCGGTCTTTTCGCCGCCCAATACGACGGTCTCAGATATTGCGCTCGATCTTTTCATGCTCCGCAATACGTTAGCGCATGGTCTGGATCTGAGGAAAGCGGCCAGTAATGAGAAGACTCCGGTGGATCTTCTGAAAACCGTGAGCCTCACCACGTGGTCACAACCGACACAATACTGCTTCTTTCTCAGCGAAGCGGCGTGCTACTTGCTCGGCGCGGTACTTCAAAAAACGCTTTGAAAAGCCCCTCTTTTTGAGTTAGTAAGGGGAAGTCTTTCAAACGTGTTGCGGAACCTACTTTTTGGCCCCTGTAAGTCACTGAGCCGAAAACGTTAGAGGTGACTTTGCCATATGGGAACCTGCCGAGGCGCCCCACCCCACCCCCGACCCGTTTTCAAAGGTACTCCGGCACGGCTGAGAGCAGGGCACTCTCAGCCAATATTGGAAACACAGGACTTACAGGCGTGAATTGGGTGAAAGTGAGCAAGGCAGTGCATCGCCTATGTGGCATTGCGGCAGTCGATTGACAGAATGCGCCGAATTGCTCGCGTTCAATCACAATTCCCGCCTCAGGCTACTTGCACAGGTAAATAACACTAGCTGAGCGATGCTCGGTCACAATTCAGCGCACGTTTTTATTCGCTTCGCACTCACTAACTTACCGCGCTACTAAAACCATAAAATCACCTTGGGGTATTGTCTCGCGATTCGTTTCAGTGGCATTTATTAGCCATAACCCGACGCCAATCGGGAATTCACATCGAAGGTTGATCAAAATGGAAAACGAAACCGTCAGATGGTCGGAGTTATTGCATCGCGCAATCTCCGACCCTGGAGTTATCGCATCGGCTTATAGCCGATTTCACAATTACAGCATCGGAAACCAGATACTCGCACTCATCCAGTGCAAGGGACGCGGAATCGAACCCGGTCCGATTGGAACGTTCATGCGCTGGAAAGACTGCGGGCGTTACGTCCGCAAGGGCGAAAAGGCGCTAATGCTCTGCATGCCGATTACCTGCAAACGCAAGGCAACGGACGCGGAAGACGATACGCCCGAAGTGTTCACCCGCTTCACCTACAAGCGAAATTGGTTTGTGCTCTCCCAAACGGAAGGGGATGAGTACACTCCCGAACCGTTACCGGATTGGAGTGGGTCCAAAGCTCTCGAATCGCTTAGCATCGAGCGAGTTGCTTTCGACATGCTCGACGGGAACACACAAGGGTATGCGCAAGGTCGCAAGGTCGCAGTTAGTCCCATTGCGCAGTTTCCGGCAAAGACGCTGCTTCACGAGTTAGCCCACGTGCTGCTAGGTCACACGTCCGAGCTAATGAGCGATACCAGTGAACGGACGCCAAAGGATATACGGGAACTTGAAGCGGAATGCGTTGCTATGCTTTGCTGCGCTTCGCTCGGCTTACCTGGTGAAGAGTTCAGCCGTGGATACATTCAGCATTGGTTTCACGGGCAAGCTGTACCCGAGCGCAGTGCTCAGAAGATCTTCCATGCTGCGGACCAGATTCTCAAAGCCGGGAGGGCAAAGTAAATGCCCTACTTCGACCGCTTTGACATCTGCGAGGCGCATCTCGCATTCGAGTGGGATTGGCATGTTTCCGGCATTTTGCAGGAACGGCCAAGCAATCGACGGCGCAATATGAGCACCGATTACCAGTTGCACCGGATGGGATTCAAGCCCGGTGCTCTCTTTGACGGCTATGAGTCGCTGAGCGAGAACGGCAGGGAAATATACCATGCACTTCAACGAAAGTACTTTCCAGGGAGGGCACGCTAAATGCACTCCAATCACGAATACGCTTTCCAATTCGCAGGCAAGACCTTCACGCCCAATGGTCAGGTCGAAGTACCTGACGTAGAGGCGCATAACCGCGCAATAGAAGAGCAAGAGATTGCTGCACTCAAGGAACACCCCGAACGGGTGTTCCTGTACGTCAAGCCTTATAGTCACTTGCAACCATTCGAACGCGGTACGGCGGACGTTACGACGTGGCTCGGTACGGTGCTCACGAGTGGCGCATCACTGGGCCCGCGCGTTTCAAATGGACGGTTGCATTCTTATCGGCGGGCTGTTGGCTGCATGCTCTTCGATTGCGAGTATGTCGGCTGGCACTACGAGTCGGCGGGGAACTATTGCCGGTTGCGGCGGGCGAAGGTCAAGCCGATTTGCGCCGAATGCCGAGAACCTATCGGGCGAAGGCGTTTCGTCACTGCCGATGATGGGGCGGTCTTTCACTCCACCTGCTGGAACACGAAGTAA